AAATACGAACTTGTCGAGGATGCTATACAAGGGTCCGAAGACAGCCTTATAAGTATCAGAGCGACTATAAATGCCTCTGGGATGCTTATACTCCGGATAGGCTTCGTATTTGATGAAGGCCTTGACGGTGGGATCGTAGTAATAGGTGCGCTGAAATTCCTCATAGAGCTCGATGAGGCACTGCTTTCTGGATGCAGGCTGCTCCCAGTTCTTGATGAATGTCTCAAAACTGGTGTCTCTGTTGAAATCGGCTCTTCCAAACTGTGGTAGATAGACGTTGATGATATATTCCTTGAGCTTGGCAATAAGGGCTCGGGAAGATTTATGGGGTCGCTTGAAAATTCGGTTGTATACGGCATCCAAGACATTAACATCTGCTGCAATGTCTGGAATTGTTGGTGCAGCTCCAACGATATGCGGTCCGAGATCCGTCGCCACATACCTTCTTCGCTTTCCCGGTTCTCGTTGTTTTCGCTCTGATTCCTCGACTCTGATCTTTGGTTTAGCCAGTTTAGTGGGGATTGGAACAGCATCTGCTCGGTAGCCGTACAAGGCCACGCCAGTAGCTGCTTTATTACCCCGCATATTAGCAGCACAAGCGCGCATAGACTTTTTAACAGTCCGTAAGACCGGAAAAAAGCCCACCACTTTAGCACATACAGGACTAGTGAGTAGGCGGGACCCGGTCTCGAAGACCTTCGCCGCGGCTTCCTGTAGGTATCGCTTACAAACACTGGGTGGCCCTGCAAGTTTAAACAGCGTCTCCTGTAATTCTCTGACTCGACTAGACTGCGTGCAACAAGGTTGGTAGCAATATCCGCCATGCTGTAGTCACCTTCGTGAGAATAAAGGTGAAAAGCACGAGACAACGCGGTTTCTACATAGTCTACGTCATTAAGGACGCATCCAGAGTTAATGACAGTTTTAAGAAACGTAGAATTTACAACGAACCGGTTGATGGAGCGGCGGAGCACCATGCCTTCTTTGAGTTTCCCCATATCAACCCAGTATTGTTCTACTGTGACAATACGATACCTGCCTTCAAGAACAGCAGTATCGTGCTTGGCAAACTGGGCAGCCCGCTTCATAGGCACTACCTTCTCCTCATGCAACTTCAGCCTGACCAGCGTCTGGTTCAAGCCTTGCTTGGTGGGTTTAGTCGAAACATAGCCCCCCCAAGAGCGCAACTCCCTAAGAATGGAGTTTGAGAAAAATAGTGTGAAGTCTGCTGCATCTTCAGTTAAACCAAGTCTATCGGAGAGAATTTGCAATCCGAATGCTCCAGCCTTATAGATTCCCTTGAAAGAAGCCCATTTGTCAAGCTCAGGTTTCCCTGGCTTTAGATAGGTCCTTACTTCGTAAGGCCCTGGCTCATCCAAATCAAAGTGATCAAAGACACTACTGGTAGCATCATCTCGATAATTC